GTGATATATGGCTGCCAACAGATACTGCTGGATGGCCTTATACACTTGAATGTAAGCATTATAAAGATATTCAATGGAATAACTTATTAACATCACGAACTACCGATATGCTTTCGTTCTGGAGGCAAACGGTGCGTGAAGCTGAGACAATGCAGAAAAAACCTTTACTAATATTTAGATGGAATAGGTCAAAAGACTTTGCTGCTTTTGATGATGATTTAAAGGTTCCTCACTATGTTGAAGTAAAATCTTTTGGTTTACGTTTTAAAGTTACAAAATTAGATACATGGATTGAGGCATACAAAGCAACTATATCCTTGCCCAAATCATAATCTTTTGTTATTATATATATAACAGGAGAAAAACATGACATTTATGACTAAATCTTGGAATGATTTGGAAGACCTACAAACACCAGATTATTCCGAATACAACAACCTATTAATTATTGACGGCAACAATCTTTCATATCGTTGGTTACAAAGACCAAACCACGGTGATTTCAAACACGATTTTGTAAGAACAATCCAAAGTTTAGCAAAAAGCTATGAAGCAGGCAAAACAATTGTATGTTTTGACTTTGGAAAAAGCTACTTTAGAAAAGAACTTTACGATGAATATAAACAAAATCGTAAAAAAGCTGAAGTTAGTGATGAAGACAAACAACGCTTTGAGGACTTTTTTAGTGTTCTTAACGACTTACCTGAGTATTTAGATGATACTGTGTTAAAGTTTAGAGGTGTTGAGGCAGATGATATTATTACTTATCTGGCCATACACGAATCTAAAAAATATCATCATACTTGGATAGTTTCTTCAGACCGTGACTTATATCAATTGATGAGAAGTGATATAAGTATCTTTAATATGTTTAGTAGAAAAGAAATAACTATTGAAACATTAATTGAAGATTTTAAACTATCACCTGAACTTTATCTGTTATCAAGAATTATTGAAGGAGATAAAGGCGATAATATTTATGGTGTTGAAGGCATTGGACCTAAGAGAGCACAAGCGCTTGCCTTAGAATACAAAACTCTTGATGCACTATTATCTGCATTTCCTATTCCTGGAAAAGCAAAATATATACAAAACCTTAACCAGTCTAAAGATATACTGTTACGTAATTCAGACCTAATTGATTTAAAAAAGAACTATATGATTGCCTTAGAAAAAGGCAAAGAAGATGATGTAGTTGAAAAACTACTAAATAAACTCACTTAGTTTTTCTGCGTCTTCGACGGGAAGAAGTTTTTAGCTTCTTCCTTCGTCTTGGACCACGTTGAAAAACCTCAGGAGTAATTGTCATTTAGTAGTTTTAACAACTTGTAAGTTTGGGTCTTTAGTGACTTTAATCTGCTCACGAGAAAATGCATCACCAGCTTTGTAATAAGCAAGTGTTCTTTCCTTAACAGCAGGGTCATATTCTTCTACTAAGCCATAACGGTTATCGCCTAGCATAACAATTTTTCCTTCACCCAACCCTTTTCCGAAAGAATCTCTAGCCATTATACTGAATCCTTTTTAAGATTCGGACCTAGACTCTTAATATTTTCAGAAGCTACAGTAACTTGACCTGGACCAATTGAACCAGCTGCAGGCCCACCACTAACAGAGTTAGAAGGTGATGCTTTGTTATATGAATAGTCAGCTGTAACTGGACCTTCATCAGCATTTCCTGGACTAGTCTTCATTGGTGGCACTACGTTTTTACCCATAGAACCATTAGCTCTAGTATCATTTGAGCCTTCAAATGTGGCTCTAGTTACTCCGCCTCCAGCAGTTCCGTCATAATTACGAACATCTTTGATGTATTTGTAATCTTCAGCACTGCCTCCGACTTGTTTTTTAATCATTGCCATGATTATTCTCCTTATATATTAACTAATTAATGCTTGTATTGTTTCAGTGTTGTTACCAGTGTTTGAACCACCTGAGTGACTAGCAAGCACCTTAACATGTAGTAATGGAGCACCTGAACCATTGTGTGTAAAGTATGCATTTGATGATGCATTCATTTTACTGTACTCAATGTGAACATTTGCATTTGACTTAATTGCTTGGTCAACGCCGTTCCACTCACACATTCTTGCGTGTATTGCTTGTCCGTTTACATGAGCAGCTTGTGTCGCAAGAGCAGTATCAACTAGTACTCCATGCTCACAGTTTGATAGTTTAACTGCCTTCATGTAAATATGACCAGCGTTTGCAATACCAAGTTTATGGACACATGTTTTGTTTCCAGTTGAACTTGCATTTTCACCTTTAATTGTTAGGTTTTCAAAATGAAATGTTCCAGCTGAATTTGCAGCAATATTGACTGGTCCGTGAATGATAACATCCTGTTTAGGACCGATACCCATAAATGTAGTATCTATTAGTTTTTTAGAACCATCTCCTGAAAATGGAGATACGTACTCACCTGGATAAATCATGATTGTTGAGTTACCTCTTGAATATACCTCATCAGGTACTTCGAAAAGATTTGAGTAACTCGAATTGTGGGCTTTACCCACGTAATAGACTTGTTTTTCTGACATTAGAATTTACTCCCTTATTTTTTCTTTTTTTTCTTACTTTTAAGAATTGCTTTTTGCAAGGCAGGAGGTAATTTCTTCTGCTTTGCGGTTAGTCCGTTAGAAGAACCACCGTTCATTTTTGAACCGTTTCCGTTCTTCATACCGTTTTTCTTTTTCATCGTGGGTTTTTTGTGTCCAGGCATTATTTTCTGCCCATCTTCTTTCCACGTTTTTTACCTTTTTTTCCCTTACCTTTGTGAGGGTTTCCTCTGTGCATAGGCATAATTGTAACTCCTTCTTTTATTTACTAATGAATCATACAACTCACTAGACATATTTTTGTAGTATCCTCGCTTATGTAATGCGTCAGACGCGTTGGTTAGCAAGGAATAGTTTTGAATAAAAATCATCACATAATCTTGTGGTGGTATCCCAATTTCCTCATTGTCCTTAAAAACATCATCATCCTCGATGGTTTCATCGTCTGGATGGGACATTAATAGGTAGACGTCCTCAGGGACTAGTCTCATATTTAAACTGTGAACTAGCTCAGTCAAATAATCTATCCCAATACTATCTATATTATGGTCTATTGCCACGATGATGTCAAGATTAGAAAGTTTAAATTTTTCAATCTGCTCGATTAAGAACTTTTCAAATAATTGACTCTCATTTTCAATGATTAGTAGTTTTCCATCAAGTCTTGCAGTTCTTGCATATGGGCAAAGTGGTAAGTTGTTAAGAATTGGGTTTGGTTTTTCAACAAAATTTACAATCCAATCAAGAACTTCTTTTTTTCGATTTCTTTCCACGAGTCTTACCTGCTTTTGTCAATGCTATAGCAACAGCTTGTTTCATTTTTGCTTTTTTTGTTGATATACCAGCTCGTTTAGCTAATGTACTAATACCTTTACGCCTGCCCTTACTAACTTTTGACTTCATCAATTCACTAATATTTGAACTAATAGTTTTTTGACTTTTTCCTTTTTTCAATGGCATTATGATTTACCTCTTTTACCTAAATCTTTTTTCTTACCCTTATGAGGACCACTTTTTCTAGCTATCAATCCTCTTGCTACAAGTCTTGCTCTGTTAGTAGAACCAATTGATTTACCAGCTTTATGCTTTCTCAACAATTCTTGTATATTAATCTTTGGTTTTTTAGTGGAAGGCATGTATCACTATCTTTTCGCCAGAAGGTATGGTTGGTGCAGTAAACTGAACCGTATTATTTGCATGATGTACAATGTAATCATTGTTAGCAGTTCCTGGTTGGTCGATGGCTTGATTCACACCGCTTATAGAAACAACAACCCTTTCAATCTTATCAGCTGGTACCGCTTTACCTATAAAGAAGACATTACTAGAGCCTGTTGCTGTATTAACATTTTGAAATGGGTTTAAAAGTGTTGCACCACCAGTAATAGTTGCTACATTGTCTTGAACAATGTTAACATTAGCTGTGGTCGCATTTATATTTGCATTTAACTGTATAAAGGTAGCAGAAACATTTGCTTTTGTATCTTTTAAATCTAATTGTGTTTGAATAGCACCACTAACACCATCTAAATGATTTATCTCAGTAGTTGACGCGGTAACCCCATCTAATTTGTTTATCTCACCTGCGTCTGATGTTATAAGCGTACCACCTAATTTTAGTGTGGTTGTATCAAGTATACCAACATTTAAATTTGACCTTGTAATAATACTTATAGCAGTATTTGTAAATGGGTCTTTAGTATCTGCAACTGCAAATGCTTTCGCACTTTCATCGTAGAAAAATGCAGCGTTACCCTGATTACCACGATTGAAAAATATACCAACATCTTCAGTTGGAGCAGTGCCCGTCGGTTGTGAATTAGCCAGTGCAATCATTCTATCTTGAATGATTAAACTTATTGAATTGACAGTGGTTGTCTGACCAAGAACTGTTAGGTTTCCTGTAATATTTACATCATCTGTTACGGCTAATGATAGAACATTAGCTGTTCCACGGACATCAAGACCGTGTGTCGGAGCTACTGTGCCAATACCAACTCTACTTGTTGGCAATAAGCTCATTAAAGTATCTGATGCTGCATCCACACCACCAACTCTTAAATCTAATCTTGCATTGTCTGATGTTGCTCTATTTCCTATAAACACAGAGTCGTTTTGATATCCAATGGCGCCTCTTACCTTAGCATTTGAATCACCTCTTGAAAACGATATTAACTCTCCTTCAGTGTTTCCCAATACAGTTAGTCTTGAAAAAGGAAGTGTTCTAGTATTACTCGTTCTTGAAAAGTGTTCTCCGATAGTAACATTTGAATTTACTGCATCTACAGTGATGGTATCATCCATGTTTAGATACGCTCCAACGTTGTAAAAGTTTTGAAGAACGTTGTTTTCTAGAATCGTTAAGTTATCTTGTACCGTATCTGTACCACCAGCGTTATCACTAACAATATTTATGTTAGCAATAATCTGTCCGAGATTAGCGTTAGCACCCAGTTTATCTGAGGTGATTGCTCCTCCAGCTACATGTCGTGTTATAATTGTTGCATTAGCGATTTTTTCTGTGCTAATCGCATTACTGCTCATTACAACTTGTGTTACTCTTGTTAAACTCATATTACGTTTTTATTATATATTTCACTCCCACAAATGCTGCGTTAATCGCTGCTGACGAACTTGATACACTTACTCCAACAGCAGCGTCAGAACCACCAAATATTCCAGAAACGGCTTGGAACTTACTAGTGCTTACGGTCAAACCAACGGACACACTTCCTCCATACGCATTACCACTTGTAATTTGTTCTGTTGATTTTTCTCCAATAGTTACGTTTGAACTTACCCCTGCTGCGTGCCTACCTTGAAAATCTGGCACATTAAAAGTAGAACTTCCATTACCTGCACCATAAGTTGTTCCTAGCACAGCAAACAAGGCCGCGTAAGTAGTTCTACTTATTGCATCCCCTTTACACTCTAAAAAGCCTGTAGGCGCTGTTGCATTTGTCCACATGATAATACTACCACAAGGAACTATTGGTGCTACTGCTGTATCTGTTCCTGTGATTGTTGATTGACACACTAAGTTAGCCGCTACAGGCGCAAACTTAACACCAGTATTGTCCATGATACTAAGTCCTGCATTTTCAACCGTACCAGCCCTTTGATGTTTAAGAGTTACATTTGAGCTGTGTAATGACCCTAAACTTAAAGCTGTGTTTCCTGATGTTGTTCCTAATGCTATTTGAGCATTTGCAGGCGCGTTTCCGTCTGCGCCAGCTTTTGTTCCATCTATTAATAATAAATTATCAAGGTTAACTGTTGATGCATTGATTTTTGCATTTGTAATAGCATCGTCAGCTACCATAGTTGTTACAATTGAACCATTTGTAGGCGGTACGCCAACATCTATAAAGTCAGTCATATTTCCTGCACTGACACTATTGCCTGTGCATAAATATAATCTTGCGTTTGCTTTTAATCCACCAGCCTCACTAATTGTAGAAACTAACTCACCGTTTTCATAACTTAAAGCGTTTGCGGCTAGCGAAGCAATACCGTTTTCATTTCGTGAACCGATACCAGCTCTTGTAAAGTTACCGCCAACACGAGTTGCTTTCACATTAACACTATCTGATACGTACAGTGCATTTGCGTTATGATACACCAATCCGTTCTGAGCACCTAGTTGTGCACCAGACGCAACAATATTTACACCTATAGGTGGTGCATTAGTGCTGTAAAAATTTGATAGTAGTGCTCTCAAACTACTATTTATCTGAGACCTTGCTGCGTTAAGCGAAGTTCCTGCAGTAGGCTCAATAAAAGTATTTGAAGTCGAAATGGCCATTATACCCCCACGGCTGTAATAAATACATTACATCTATCTGAATCAACTGGATGTAGTGCATTATTACTTGTAAAAAATACATTAATTTTACACGAAGTTGGAGAGCGTTCAACCACAACTGCATTTGGTACCGCATTTGCATTTTGACTATCAACAACACTAAGGCTGATAACAGGATTCTGTAAGAAACCTGCAGAAGTATAGTCAATCG